CTTCTGCCTCAAGGCGAAAGAAATTGGGTATAAAATCTACATTGACCACGATGTCTCCCGAGAGATAGGCCACATTGGAACCTTTGAATTTCGGCACGAGCATACATGGGTGGTCAAGGACTTGCAGGACAAGGAGGCATAAATGGCACTCTCTACCTACGCCGAGCTGAAGACATCAGTTGCGGACTGGCTCAATAGATCAGACCTGACAGCGGCAATTGCTGACTTTGTGACCCTAGCTGAGTCACAAATTGAGCGCGTCCTGCGTACCAGGAATATGCTGACTCGCGGGACGGGAAACATCACCGCCGAGTACAACGCACTGCCGACAGACTTCTTGGACGGGTTGACGCTGAAGCTGACGGGAACCAACCCCATCACACCACTCCAGTTTGAGACACTCAACAGCCTGGACCAGTTGCAAAACACTACTTACCTGTCTGCTGGCAAGCCACTCTTCTACGCCATTATCGGAAGCAACTTTCGCGTCCTTCCAGTGCCTGACAGCACCTATGCCTACGAGCTGGACTACTACGCCAAGCTAGCCAAGTTGAGCGTCAGCAACACAACCAACTGGCTGTTGACTCAGGCACCAGACATCTACCTGTACGGCTCACTGCTGCAAGCTGCACCCTACTTGCAAAACGACGAGCGCATACCCGTCTGGGTGGCGCTGTACACCAAGGGCATTGATGACCTACGCCTCGCTGACAACAGGTCCAATCAGGCAGGAACTATGCTTGCTCGCGCAAGAACACTAGGATAAATCATGGCAGATACCACGACAACCAACCTCTTACTGACCAAGCCAGAAGTTGGTGCCAGCACCGACACCTGGGGTACTAAGGTCAACTCTGACCTTGACTTGGTAGATGCACTATTTGCAGCGGCTGGCACAGGGACATCAGTTGGCCTGAATGTTGGCGCTGGCAAGACGCTGGCAGTTGCCGGGACGCTGACAGCCACAGGCACCACCAACCTGACATCACCAGCAGTCACCACCAGCCTTACAACGCCATCCACCACCTTTGCCTTGGTCAATGCTACGGCAACCACAGTCAACCTGGCTGGCGCTGCCACAGCCGTGAACATTGGTGCTGCCACTGGCACTGCCACTGTTAACAACACCACACTGGCGGCAAAGGCCATCACAGCCAGCACCACGTTAGCGGTAACTGGCACATCCACACTGACAGGCGCAGTTGGCGCACCCGGTGGTGTGACAGGCCCAATCACATCAAGTTCTGCAACCATCACTGGCGGCAGCATCACAGGCATTACTGATCTGGCAGTAGCTGACGGTGGCACAGGCGCATCAACAGCAGCCGCAGCACTCAACAACCTGCTGCCATCACAGACATCTGCCGCCAACAAGTATTTGCAGTCCGATGGCACCAACGCAAGTTGGGATGCAGTCACAGTCTCAACTGCTGACATCACAGGCACATTGGGTATCGGCAATGGTGGTACAGGCCAGACCAGCTTCACCGATGGTCAACTGTTGATTGGTAACAGCACTGGCAACACGCTCACCAAGGCTACGCTAACTGCTGGCTCTGGTGTGACCATCACCAACGGCAGCGGTGCCATTACTGTTGCCTTCTCTGGTCCAGGCGCTGGCTCAGTCACCAGCGTGGATGTCTCAGGTGGAACCACAGGCTTGACCACAAGCGGTGGTCCTATCACTTCCTCTGGCACCATTACCCTGGCAGGGACACTGGCAGTTGCTAACGGCGGGACAGGCGTTACCACCAGTACAGGAACAGGCGCAACGGTGAGGGCAACTTCACCCACTCTGGTCACGCCTTTGCTTGGAACTCCAACTAGCGGAGTTGCAACCAACCTAACTGGCTTACCTCTCACGACAGGCGTTACTGGCACACTGCCAATTGCCAATGGCGGTACAGGAGCAACCACTCTGGCGGCGGCTAATATTCCTGTTCTAAATGTTGCCAATACTTTCACTGGCACCCAGACCTTTAACGGCACATCCTCAAATCTGGCAGAAGTTCTGACCAACGCAGCAGAGGTGGCAACAGTCTCAGCTACAGCGGCTACAGGCACGATCAACTACGATGTCACCACCCAGTCTGTCCAGTATTACACCAGCAACGCATCAGCCAACTGGACTGTCAACTTCAGAGCGTCTAGCGGTACATCGCTGAATACGTTGATGACTACGGGCCAGTCTGTGACTGTGGCTTTCCTTGTCACGCAAGGCTCGACTGCCTATTACAACTCTGCTGTGCAAGTTGACGGTACAACCTCTGGAGTCACTACACGCTGGTTAGGCGGTGCGCCTACTGCCGGTAATGCAAGTGGCATTGATTCGTATCGCTACCTGATTATTAAGACAGGCAGTGCAACTTTCACAGTCTTGGCAAGCAACACACAATTCAAGGCGTAAACCATGCCATTACAAGCAACGAGTGGTGCGGCTAGTTACGATGCCTATGGCGGCGGAGTAGCGGCTATTCCCAATTACATTGAGGATGTGTTCAGCACGTACCTTTATACGGGTACGGGGGCAGCACAGACGATTACAAACGGCATTGACTTGTCTACCAAGGGTGGGCTGGTTTGGGTTAAATCAAGAAATTATGATTACAGTCATTATTTAACTGACACTGTAAGAGGGGCAAACAGTCAACTCCGCACAAACGTTACCAATGGGCAAGATGTTGATACTCAGCGAGTTACTTCATTTTTGACTACTGGGTTTACTTTAGGGACAGAAGTTGGCGTAAATAATTCTGCCTATAACTACGCCTCATGGACATTCCGAGAGCAGCCAAAGTTCTTTGATGTTGTGACGTATACGGGGGATGGGGTTAGTAGTAGAAGAATATCACACAGCCTTGCTTCAACACCGGGTTGCATTATTGTTAAAAGAACAAGCACAACTGGCAATTGGATTACATGGCATCGGTCATTTTCAAATTTAACCGATGATTATTTACTGCTTAATAATACTGGGGCGGTGGCATCTCAATCTGAAATATGGGGTACATATGCACCAACCTCAACAGATTTTGGTGTAGGTGCTAGTTCAAATAACACTAGTGGCGCAACTTACGTAGCCTATCTCTTTGCAAGCGACGCAGGCGGCTTTGGCCTGACGGGTACGGACAATGTGATTTCGTGTGGGTCGTTTACGACCAATGCTAGTGGGGAAGCAACCGTAAACCTTGGGTACGAACCTCAGTGGGTTATGTATAAGCCAGTTAGTTTAGCTAATAGTTGGAATATTATAGATACAATGCGTGGATATTCTGTTGGAGGCACATACGACCCTTTTTTACGGGCTAATGCTGCTGATGCTGAATATACTAGTGTTGACCTTGGATACCCAACCGCTACTGGTTTTTATGCAACCGTAGATGGTAGTGCAACTTGCATTTACATAGCCATACGCCGTGGCCCGATGAAAGTGCCTACGGATGCGACTAAGGTGTTTATACCTACTATTCGTACAGATAGTGGCTCTACAAGCACAATAAGTTCTGGTTTCCCACCAGATTTGGTAGTTGATATGTCAAGGTCAACTTTTTCATATCCTACATGGGAAGACCGTTTAAGGGGAAATACAAAAGCTCTTTACAGCAATGTAACTAGTGCTGAAGGAACATTTGATTATGTTCAATTTAATACAGGTTCCGGATCATCTCAGTATCAAATTTTGACACAAGGTGGGACAGTAAATTTTGTTGATTATGCGTTCCGCCGCGCCCCCGGCTTCTTTGATGAGGTTTGCTATGCTGGTACAAATACTACAGGACCGTCGATATCACATAACCTTGGCGCTGTCCCTGAGTTAATGATTGTTAAAAACAGAACTGGTGCTTCAACCTATTGGTGGGTCTATTCGGCATCGCTTGGAAATACATCAAGATTATTTCTTAATGATACTTCTGCTGTTGGTACGGGGTCTTCGGCTTGGACTTCTACATCCCCTACAAGTAGTGTTTTTACAGTTGGAACGTCAGCAGGTCAAACAAACGGAAATACATCTGAAAATTTTGTGGCCTACCTCTTCGCCACCTGCGCTGGTGTCTCCAAAGTAGGAAGCTACACAGGCAACGGCACAACCCAGACCATCAACTGCGGCTTCACGGCGGGAGCGCGGTTTGTTCTCATCAAGCGCACTGACTCAACGGGCGACTGGTACGTCTGGGACAGCGCACGGGGCATCGTGGCGGGTAATGACCCTTACCTGCTCTTGAACAGTACAGCGGCTGAAGTCACGAGTACAGACTACATTGACACAGCATCAACAGGCTTTGAGATCAGCAGTACAGCGCCAGCCGCTATCAATGCTAATGGCGGTTCGTTCATCTTTTTGGCTATCGCATAGGGAACAATCATGCAAATCAGAACACAAACAGGCGCGGTAATGTACGAAGCAGAGTTTCGTGCATACCAAAAAGCCAATGGTGGCCCATCATGGGAGACAACAACAACCGAGGTCTTAACAGCACTAGGCGCTGATGTTGTCTTTGAAGGCCCACAAGCCTCTGGCGGGACGGTCTACCAATACAGCCAAGCGGCTGGTGTCGAGCAGATTGATGGCAAGTGGTACACCAAGTACATCCTCGGCCCTACCTTTACCGACACAGCAGACACAACTGCTGCCGAGCAAGAGGCTGCGTACAAGGCCAGCAAGGACGCAGAGCAAGCCAAGTCTGTACGCACCAGCCGGGATGACAAACTGACTGAGACTGATTGGCGGTTTCGCAGTGATATGACACCTTCACAGGCGTGGAAAGATTACTGCCAAGCCTTGCGAGACATCCCAGCACAGGCTGGATTCCCCTGGACCGTTACTTGGCCTGACGCACCATGAGCGAACTAGACACCCGATTGACGAGCCACGAGGCCGTTTGTGCAGAACGATATGCACAGATCAATGCAAGGCTCAAGCGGCTTGAGGGCGTGATTATGAAGACCACGGGTGTCTTGATCGTCAGTATGTCAGCCATTGTTTACGCATCTCTGACCTTTGGGCGATGATGTGGACTTCTTCGACGTCCTCGCAAAAGCATGGCCCATACTGCTGGCGCTGATCACCTTGATCATCGTGCTGGCAAAGTTGGACCTGCGGGTAGCTGTTCTGGAGGAAAAGATCAAAACGCTATTTGAGATGTGGAACAAGAGGGACAAATGATTGATCCGCTAACCGCATTTGCTGTAGCTCAGGGAGCCATCAAAGGGATACAAGCTGCCATCAAGATGGGTAAGGACATCAATGGCATCAGCGGTGACCTGATGAAGTTCTTTGAGGCGAAGGACGTTATCGCCAAGGAGTCAGTCAAGAAAAAGCCAAAGGGCTTTGGCAAAAGCGATACGGCAGTGGCGTTTGAGACGGTGATGCAGTTGAAGCAGCTCCAAGACGCAGAGAACGAGCTGAAGCAGATGCTGATCTGGTCAGGCAATGACGATGTGTGGAACGCCATCATGCTGGAGCGCAACCGCATGGTGGCTGAACGCAAGAAGGCAGAAGCAGAGAAGGCTCAAGCCAAGGCACTGAGGGATAAAGAGATAAACGACATCCTGACCTTTGGCCTGTGGGCTGCATTGGTGGCTGTAGTGATTGGTTTAACCGCGTGGCTTACGTGGCAACTTGTGGGGGACACATGACGGACGACAAAGGCGCATTGATTGAAAAAGCTACTTTTGCAATACTGCCGTTGCTGTTCTCCTGCGTTGTGTATCTGATGAGCGCCTTGTCCAACTTGAGCCATGAGGTGACCATCCTCAACAGCAAGATCAGCTTGGTGGTGACTAGCGACAACAAGCAAGCCAGCAACTCAGGCGCTGAGTTGGCAAGGGAAAAGCTGCGGCAGGACTTGGAAAAGGAAATCCAAAAGAACAGGGATGACATCATGCACAACCGACAAGAGATTGCCGTCATCAACACCCGGCTGGAGAAGAAATAATGGACTGGCTCAAACAAATCGCACCTACGATTGCTACTGCTCTTGGTGGACCATTGGCAGGCATGGCGGTATCTGCCATCTCCAAGGCCATTGGGGTTGACCCCGAGAAGGTGGGAGACATGATCAGCAGCAACAAGCTGACGGCAGATCAGATTGCAATGGTGAAGATTGCTGAGATTGAACTGCAAAAGCAAGCGCAGGAGCTTGGCCTCAACTTTGAGAAGTTGGAGGTGGAGGATAGGAAATCCGCAAGGGATATGCAGTCTGCCACCAGGTCTATGATGCCGCCAATATTGGCTGGTGCCGTGACCTTGGGATTCTTCAGCATCATGGTGATGATGTTCTTCAACAAGATTGACTCCAACAACCCCGCCATCCTGATGATGCTGGGCAGTTTAGGCACAGCTTGGACGGGGATAATTGCCTATTATTTCGGCAGCAGCGCCGGGAGCCAAGCCAAGACAGATTTACTCTCAAGGAAGTGACTATGAAACCCGGACTCTACGCAAACATCAACGCCAAGCAGGAACGCATCAAGGCTGGCTCAAAAGAGAAGATGAACAAGGTCGGCAGCAAGGCAGCGCCAAGCGCCAAGGACTTCAAGCAAGCAGCCAAGACAGCCAAGAAGAAATGAAGACTCCAGCTTGGCAGCGTAAGGAAGGACAAAACCCCAAGGGTGGGTTGAATGCTGCTGGACGGGCAAGCCTCAAGGCGGCTGGGCAAAACATCAAGCCACCCGTCAAGTCTGGTGACAATCCTCGACGAGCCAGTTTCCTCGCACGGATGGGCGGCAACGATGGACCAGAGTACAAGGACGGTAAACCCACCCGGCTGCTGCTGAGTCTCAATGCTTGGGGAGCCAGCTCCAAGGCTGACGCCAAGGCCAAGGCCAAGGCAATATCAGCGAGGAACAAATGACACCGCACTTCACCCTCGCCGAGCTGACGCACACTGACCATAGGACGCTGGACAACACGCCAAACGCACAGGAGCTGCTCAACCTCAAGAAGCTGGCTGAGTTTCTGGAGAAGGTCAAGACAGCACTTGGCGGCAAGCCTGTGATGATCAACTCAGCCTTCCGCAGCAAGGCAGTCAATGATGCCGTAGGCAGCAAGGACACCAGTCAACATAGGCAAGGCTTGGCCTGTGACTTTAGGGTGCCTGGGATGACGCCAGACGCTGTGGTGAGGGCGCTTATTTCGGCTAAACTTCCATTT